GGACACACACCAAAATACGATATTCTAGGCGAGATATGGAAAGCATTGGATGGACGCTGGGGTGGGGATTGGTTTAAAGAAGGAAAGACAAAATTTGATGATGTGTACCACATGGAATATTAGGAGAATCCATGAAATTACCAGAAGGAATAACCACAAAATTCGATAGGATAGAAGACGGAAAGGTCTGGTTTAAAATCAGATGTTCAAAATTCTATCTATTTAAAACTATCTTAAAAATAGCAAGAGAAAATAAGTCGATTTTAATATTTCTGTTTGCTTTTTATTATTTGGGAAAACCATGAAAGACGCAATAAAATTAATCCTCGAGCTTATTAAAATGGGGAAAGGGATATTTAAAATTTATAGAAAGGAAAAAGACATAAAGAAGAAAAAGGATTTTGTTGAGGCTATTAAAGAATTGGATTCAAAGACTTTCAAGAAGATACTTTTTGGTAAGAAATGAAAAAAATAACAAGATGTTTTGTCATAGCTTTATTTTTAATATTATTAAGTTGTACTGCCTATCATCCTTCTTTTTTTCCTAGTGACGTTTATGATATCTTGAATCCGGGTGTCGAAGTTCAATTAAATCCGATTGCTTGGATTGAAGACAATAAAATCATTAATGATGATGGAAAAGAGATAACGGTAAATAAAGGCATTGTTGTAAATGATGCTTTTATTCTATGGACTTATGAATTAAAGCAAGAAGTTATAAGGCTTAGAAAGCTAGTAGAGGAGAAATAAATGACATATAAAATAAGTTGTGTGAAGTGCGATTATGAAAGTAGCTGTGATTCATTACCAAAGGGATACAATTTAAAGAAATGCCCGAAATGTGGAAGTCATTTAAGATTTCTTTTTAACTGGAGGCCATATCTTTATTGGCTTGGATTGTTGGGACGTGGCGATTTGGATTTGATGTAGAGGAGAAATAAATGTCCACTGTACTATATGGCGGGACTTCCTGGGTGTGCCCAAATGATTGCGGGACTGCTCCGTGTGATTACTGTGCGGAGAAGATGAAAGAAGCTCCGTTAGTGAAGTGGTCGCACCCCTTCCCTAAACCAGTAAAAAAAGAGGAGAAATGAATGGTTGAACCAATTACGACAGGTGGGATAATTTTTCTTTTGATTTCAAACATCGGAAGCTGGCTGAAGATTATTAGGGACACAAAAAGGCAGAATGGAAACGGAAGTGATTTGAAGGAAATTAAGGAGACGGTGAAAGACACAGATAAAAAAGTTGATGAAATGAAAGTGGCTGTCGGAAGCATGCAGACTGAGGTGAGCAACCAGAAGGAGCATTGTGTGCAGATGACAACCAACATTGAGAAGCAAATTAGTGCGAATACAAATCGGATATTTAGTATGAAAGGGAAGAAATGAAAGTAGCGTTTGAGGCTCAGATTATGCAGAACAATATAAAATCTTTGCGCAGTATGGATAAAGAGGCAAGGTTGACACTGGAGTATAAGGCAGAAGATGACAAGCTTGTGGCTGATATCAATAAACTTCATAGTGCGGAGAGGACGATTTTTGTTGTGATTATGGATAAAAAGGAGACCACTAAAATAGTGGAGAAATAGTGGAAAATGACTGACGCAAAATTTAAGAGAGGACATCCTAAAAAGGGTGGGAAAAAGAAGGGAACACCCAACAAGTTCACTAACTTGAAACAGGCATATTTAGATGTTTTTGTAAAAATAGAGAAAGAATCTAAAAGATATCCTGAAAAGGTTGACAGTCTATTCATGTGGGCAACGAAGAACCAAAGAAATCAAGGAATGTTTTATCAGATGATTTCAAAGATGCTTCCTAATAGTATTGTGGGAACACAAGATGACAAAGGTGAATTTCATCCTCTTAAGGTTATAATATCAAACAATGAAGACAAATGAGATTAAACTTCACAAATGGCAAAATAGAGCTTGGGAAAGCAAGAAACGATTTATATTTTTTTGTGCAGGTGTTCAATCAGGAAAAACAACTTTCGGATGTATCTGGATTGTTAATGAATCTGAAGAATGTGGAGCAGGTGATTATCTTATTATTGCTCCTACATACAAGATATTGCAACAAAGTACAATGCAAAAATTTCAAGAAATAATACCTAATGGATGGGGAACGTTTAATAAGGCAGAATCTGTTTTTAGGGCTAGAAATGGAAGGACTTTTTTTCTCAGATCAGCAGATAAGCCAGAATCCATAGAAGGTATAACAGCAAGGGCGATTTGGGCAGATGAGGCAAGTCTTATGAAACCTGATATCTGGCTTATGATGCAAGGGCGGGTGAGTGGAACGCAAGGTCGGATACTTTGTACTTTTACTCCAATAGCTCTTAACTGGGTACATAAAGAAATAGAGAAAGATAAAGAGCGAAGGAATAGAGGAGAGGAAGGTGATATTGATTTTATTCAATTCCCATCAGTTGAAAGCCCATATTTTCCAAAAGAGGAATATGAAAGAGCAAAGCGGATGTTAACTCCAATTCAATTTCAACTGCGATATGAGGGAATATTTGGAAAAGCCGAAGGACTTATTTATGCTGATTTTGATGAAAAATACAATGTATGTGATGATTTTCCTATTCCAGAAGATTGGACAAAAATTGGTGGGATAGATTGGGGATTCATTAATCCTTTTGTTGCCCTTAAACTTGCTTTGAGTCCTGATGATATCTTATATGTTTATAAAGAATATTATCAATCGAAGCAGACATTAAAAGAACATTCACGGAATATGAGTCCTGATATTCCTTATTATGCTGATCCTTCAGGAGCACAGGAAATACAAGAAATGCAAGCGTTGGGATATGACGTTATCCCAGCAAACAACGATGTAGATATGGGAATACTTACAGTGAATGCTAGATTGAGAAAGCAAGATGATAGTGAAAGGACTGTCAGGCTTAAAGTATTCAGAAGTTGTGTTAATGTGATAGATGAGTTATCTCTATATCAATACGATAGGAACCAAAGTACAGGTGAATGGAAGGAAAAACCAATGAAGAGAGATGATCACTGCATGGATGCTTTAAGGTATGCAATCATAGAATTAGATAGGGGTGGCATCGGCGATCTTATAGTGGCGGGATAATGATATGAATATAATAGAAAGATTCGCAAACGTATTAGGCCGATCGAAAGGCCACTACCTGAAAGGCTTGGATGATGTATTTTCTACAACTGGCTCTCATCCAATGATAAGCGATGATTCCGCATTCATGGATTTAGAGAGATGGGGGGAAGCATTACTGGCTGGCAAAGAGCCTAAAACTAAAGCCGACTTCATTAGAGCTTTCAAAGGGTTTGTATTCATATGCAGCAAGAAAAATTTCCAGACTGTAGGCTCTCAGAGATTAAGGCTTTATATTGCGAAGAAGGAAAAGACTAAAACTTACAAGACGATAGAGACTAAACCAGTGAGCAGGCAGAAAAAGAATTGGCTGTATTCCAGACCGCATCTCGATAGCTATTTGAGGAAGGCTGTCGAAATAGAGGAAATCACTGAACATATATTTCTTGACCTCATGAAGAGTATTAATCCAAAGCATAATCAAAGGGACTTCAAAGAATATACAACAATGTATACTGACCTGACTGGTGAATGTTACTGGCTGATGCTGAAAAATAATTTAGGAGTACCAACACAAATATGGCCGATTCCGTCTCAATATATCAACCCCAAATTTGGAAAGACACTGGAGAAACCTATTGAATCTTTCGTATATAGACATGGAGCTACAGAAGTCAAGATTCCATTTGAGGATGCAATTTATTTTACTTTCCCTAATCCGGAGAATATATTTACTGGCTTTTCTATAGTGAAGGGAATTGCCAATGCAGTTTATATTAGAGAACAAATGGAGGACTTTGAAAAAGCGCTGTTTGAGAACAAAGCAAGAATAGGAGGGATATTGTCTCCAAGCAGTGGAACGAATCTAACAGATAAAGATAGAGCTAGATTGAAAGAGATGTTTGGACAGCAATATGCAGGTGCAAGGAAAGCCGGAAAGCTTCTCATTCCGCCTGTGGATATGAAGTTTGAAAAGGATGTGTTTACTCCGGAAGAAATGAATTTTATTAAAGGTAGGGCTATTAACATGGAAGAGATATGCCTGGGCTTTGATATTCCACCGAGTATATTTGACCCGAAATCGAATAGAGCTACTGCATATGTAGGAAAGGAGAATTATGCCGAAGGGGCGATACTGCCACGATGCGAACGATTTTCAGAGAAGATGAACGAGAAAGTATTGCCTCTATATGATGAGAAAATCTTTTGTGAATTCGATAATCCAGTGCCACAGGATAGAGACTTGATATTGAAAGAGCAGATCGGAAGGGTGAAGATCGGGATAATGACAATAAATGAGGCCAGGGCGGAAGAGGGGCTAGAGGGAATAGAGGGCGGTGATGTGGCTTATATCGATAACCGTTTGATGCCGCTTGGGACTGAGGCGGAGGAGGAACAGATAAGGCAGTTTACGGAGAAGGTTATGAAAAGCGTTAAGGAGGTTTTAGGATGATTGAAGTTAAGGCAAAAAAGATGGAAGGCGGGTTTTTAGTGCCAGAAAGCAGTGAATATCCCGCCAATAAATGGCAACTATTTAGACAAAGATATTTCCCCTTTTGGTTATTGCGGGTATTTCCCATCAAAACGGTGACGGTTAAATGGGCGGAAATACTAAAAAATCAATTAGCAGAAGAAAAAATAAAGAAAGATTGGGTAGACATTCTTAATAAAGAGGCATTGAAGATGGATAGATTATTTATGAAAAAATGATTAACCCCAACTTCCTAACCAGCGAGCTTGCCGAAAAGGTGGCTGTTGAAGTCTGCAAACCCATAATTATTAATGAGGCAACCGTTATTTTAAGACAGATGTTAATAGATTCTCTGAAAGAGGCTGCGAAGGAAGATGACAAAAAGCAAGCCCATGACATGCTATTCAATGCACTCTTCAAGGCTATCAGTCCGTATGAGAAGAAGTTCGAGACGATGCTGAAACGGATATGGGATGAAGAGAAGCGGATATTAGTGGCTAACTTGAAGAAGATGAAGAAGGCATGGCTGCAGAAGGATAAGGTGGATAGCATCCTGTATCCAACGGCTGTGTTCGAGAAGAAGCTAGCCAACGGGGCATCAGGAATATTCGTTGAGGTTATGGAAAAGGAAGGTCCCAGGATTGTCTCGCTTTACGACTTCGACATGATATTCGATGTAACCGATCCGAAGGTCCAGGAATGGCTGGAGAGTTATACACCCATGTTCTCGAAAAAGTTGGAAGAAGTGAATGTGGCTAAACTGAGGGCAGAGCTTATAGAGGGAATGAATGCAGGTGAGGGCGTGCCTGAGCTTGTGAGACGGGTCTATGAGACTTACGACGATTGGGGGTTCAGGCGGGCGAAGAGGATAGCGAGGACTGAGACATTAAGAGCGAGTAATAAGGCTGCATTGGAGACATACAGGCAGAGTGGGGTTGTGAAGAAAAAGATCTGGGTCAGTTATATAGATAAAAAGACCTGTCCTAGTTGCGAATTGCTGGATGGGAAAGTAATAGGATTAGAGGAAAATTATTTTAGTGTGGGTGATCCTCCAGAGGTGATAGAAAGAGATGGCCAGAAATTTACATTTGACAATAGCTATTGTGATATAGATGCGCCGCCAAGACATGTTTCTTGTCGCTGCACCCTAAGTGCTTGGATTGAAGAGTGAGCAAACTGATGACATTTATCACAAAGAGTAATTCCATTAGATATTTTATATCTAAGCTCAGGAAAATCTGCCCACGATTTAATATGATGAGCATTAAGATTTCCGCCTTTGTTATCACCACAATTTTGACAAGTATAATTATCTCTTTCATATACAGCTTTTCGCCATTGTTGATATTCAGAAGTGCTCCAGAATCTCTTTTTATCGGCAGTATATTTACCATTTTTGTAGCCTGGATTATCTTTTCCTCGCTTGCCATACATGGGGTTATTTTTCCCAACCATCCATTCAGCTTGTCTTTTAATCCCTGGATGGCTTTTTTTAGTCAACCCTTTACTCCAGCTTGGTTTCCCCTTGAAAAGAGTAGATGTTCTTTTTGCCGTTTCTTTTCTCCTTTTGTCATTATCATCCCACTGAAGAGCAATCCTATCATGAACAGAGCGTTGTGGAATATCAAGCATTTTCAATGCTCTAGGAATAACACGATTACTCAAATTAAGCTTTTTAGAAATCTGGTGAATAGACATTTTATCAACAACATACCAATGATAAATAAGTTCTTGCCAAGTTTTAGAATATGGTTTTATAACTTTTTCAAGCGTCCTTACAAATTTATGATTGTAATGACATTTTTGAGAACAATAACTAATTTTTACGTTTTTGCCATAAATATCCGAAGGCGTTCTATAAAAAACCTTATTGCAAACTGGACAAATCAAATTTTTTCCTTTTTTTTGTTTATAGCCACATTCTCGAGAACAATAATTAATTTTTCCAGTATGAGAAGGATCTCTATAAAAAGATACATTACAGGTTGGGCAGACCAGATATTTTCCTTTCTTTTTCATGCTTATTTTATACCACAAAAACAGCTTAATGTTAATAGATTCAATTATTTAGGGAGGCGATGATGAAAGTGATAACCGAGAATCTTAAATTCATAAACGAATATCCTGACAAGGCTAGTGAACTGGCCAAGAGACTGCACGTTAAAAAGGATGAGATTCCGTTTGTAAGAAAGTATTACACATCGGAGAAGCAGGAGGCTGACAAGAAGAAACGTAGCGTCATCAGTTATATATCGACAGGTGCTTTGGATAGGGATGGCGAGAAGCTGTTACCTGAAGGGGTGAATTTGGAGAACTATAAGAAAAATCCTGTCGTTATGCTTGGACATGATTATAAGT